GTGGACAGCCAAGAGTACAAAGACATACTCACGAAGATCAAGGCCGGAGATACCGATACTCCCATTGGCGAACTACTCAGTACATTCAGCGCCTACGAAAAAATCAACGATGCTATAATCGAGCAGGCCGAACAAGATGTGCCCAAATCGGGCTACGATACCAGCACATTTTTTGAAAGGTCGGATCGAGGTGACTCGGTCAGTGGGGTCACTGCCGACAATCAAAGCATCAAAGCAGATACTCAATCTGTCACAGCCGATTCAGGGGCTGTAACACCAACTAAAAAAATCAAAGCTTACTTGTCTGGAGGTGGTGTACCTCCCAACGGAGAGACCATCTCTGCGGGCATATCGTTTCCAGAATCTCCACTGGGTGGAGATTATTTCCTGCGACTAGATTATCTTCCAAATCGCCTGTTCCGTTACGATGGTCGTCGATGGGTCAAGGTTGAGGATGTAGTACGCACGTCTCTGACACAGAATTCTGCGGCCAACAAGACCCTGCGTTCGACATTTACTCAAAACGTTGACAGTCAAGGAAATCTCAATACCTATCTAGACAGCACAGGCTCTGAAAGAACTTCTCGCCAGAGCCTGTCTCGAGCATTTACTCCCAAGGCCGATAATTGATGTCCCAAGATCCCAACTTTTTCTACGATGGCCAGATCCGGCGTTTCATAACACAGTTCATAAGGATGGTGTCTAATTTCCATGTGCAGTTTGGCAAGGACCGCGAAGGCAATATAAGCCTACAGCGTGTTCCTGTTTTCTATGGTGATGCCAGCAGACAGGCCAGCCAGATCATCCGTGGAAACAGTGAGAATGCTTTAGCCAACGTGCCAGCCATGGCTGTGTATGTGAGTGGCTTTGACTATGACCGAGAACGAGTACAAGAACCGTATCACGTCAGCAAGATGCAGTTGCGTCAGCGACGCTACGACCCCGACACTGGAAACTATGACGAAAATAGATCGGATTCGTTCACTGTTGAAAGATTGATGCCGGTCCCCTACAAGATGACACTGAAGCTAGATATATGGACTTCCAACACAGAACAAAAATTACAGATCATCGAACAGATCGCTACCTTGTTTAATCCTGCATTAGAGATACAAAGCACCGACAACTACATAGACTGGACATCATTGAGCGCGGTGTTTCTAACCGGCACCAATTGGGATTCTCGGTCTGTTCCTGCCGGGGGCGATGAACCCATCAGCATTGCATCAATGACATTTGAATTACCAATTTGGATTTCTGCCCCGGCCAAAGTACAAAAACTCGGAGTGGTCTACAAAGTGATCAATTCCATGTACGACGCCTATGGAAACATCTCCGACTCGGTGTTTGATGATGAGACTCAACTCGCGAGACCGGTAATAACACCTTATGGTTACAGGTTAGTGTGCATGAGCGACAAGCTCACCTTGGTGCGTAATTCCAGCACCAGCATCAATCTACAAGACATAAACTCAGCCGGCGACTGGAAATCATTGATCGAAGACTACGGTGATCTCAAAGATGGCCTCAGTGAAATCAGACTGCGCCACCATGACAGTCAATACGAAGTGGTCGGGCATGTCAGCTATAATCCAATCACTCCATCCCAATTGCTGTTTAACATCGATATAGACACTGTGCCAACCAACACACTTCCTCCAGTATCGGCCATCATTGATCCTTATACTGTAAATGTGGATCAGTTTGATTTGTTGAGTCCCGATGCTGGCACCCGTTATCTGATATTGAATCCAATTGGTAGTCTTGACAACATTGATGCCGCAGTGGTCTGGGGCAATCGATCATTTATAGCCAACGCCAATGACATCATTGAGTGGGACGGCTATGCATGGAAAGTGGTATTTGACAGCCGGCAAGAAAGTTCAACTCAGTATTTGATAAACTTAAATACTAACACACAATACAAATGGTACGAAAATCAATGGTCAAAGAGCGTCGAGGGAATATATCAAGAAGGGGAATGGAGCCTCGTGTTGTAGAAAGCTGTGGCGCACTGATCTACTGCGTTAAAACCAAACGATATTTGTTTTTGTTACGAGACCAAGATCGTCACTCGGGTCACTGGGGCCTAGTAGGCGGTAAAGTCGAAGACAGCGAATCTGTGGCCGATGGGCTACGACGAGAAATACAAGAAGAACTTGGGACTGTTGACTACGACAAAATAATACCCATCGAAAAATTCACCAGCGACAACGAACGCTTTTACTTCCATACATTTTTGATACCCGTCAGCGATGAATTCGTGCCGACCTTGAACCGGGAGCATCGAGGATATTGTTGGGTTGAATTAAAAGATCACCCCCGGCCTCTTCATCCGGGGGTGTGGCGCAGTTTTAAATTTGATTCGGTGATAAAAAAGATATCTGCGATGGAGCAGGCATTATCCGATGTCGGCTTCGAGAACGAAGTCGCGCACTGAAATCACACGCAGATTCAATGAGTTTTTCCACTCGGTGGGGATATAGGCTGCATCAGTCTGCCCAACCAAAGCAAAATCCACATCAGGATAGGTGTCAAACACCGCTTTCATTGCGTGCGCCCAGAATGGGTGATCAGCATCCATTTCGCAACCCAACAAGTATATCTTGTTGTGCCCATCGAAGGCAGCAAGATAGGCTGCAATAGCACCTGAGTTCCAGGAAGGATCCTGTGGAATAAGGTAAAATTTTCCCGGATAGTCCAACACATTACCTGCATTGGAATATACGATGTGATTGTTGCAATAACTGCCGCGTGCTATTTCTGCTGCATTTTCGCGGCCCACTACCACTAGAAAATCACAGTCGATGTCTTTGTAGGCATCGTTGCAACCATAGGTCTGCAGTTTTGAAGCTCCCATGAGGCCACCTCGATGATTTTTGATCAAGTTCATGTCGAAATTTTTGCGCATTTCTCCGCCGCCCAACACAACGGCCTGCGTGGTGAGATGGTTGTTGAACACGTTGTTGGGAACCCATTCGCGTTCGTACTGCTGTTGTGTGCCTTGCACGGTCATCTGTGTGGTCACTTCTTCACCGGTGTAAGTGGCACGGAATTTTTGTTCAATTTTAAACATGGTTGTCTGGCTCCAGAGTTCTATATATTGTACTTATCAAAAATCTCCATCATATTGTGTATAGTCCGGATTATTTGTCAACTCACATACCATATTTGTGATGCGGTTATTGGATCGTATATTATGATTGGCTCGCCCGATGATATCGAATAAACCGGTATGGTCATCACGGCATTACCAAGATTGGCAGATGTCTCTGGTGTTTGTATCTTTAACGTCACCGGAGTCACGGTGTTAGCTACTACCGATGCGGTGTTAGTATCTAACACCATAGTGGGCGACATGACCGCTACTGTAGCATTTGATAGAAATACATATACGTTGCTATCAAGTTTTAGTGACTGTGATACTACATTAGGCATCGGCTATCGTCCTATCATCGGGCACGTATCAAGAACATATCTCTATAGCGCACATCTGGGCCACTGATTATAGGATAATAAGGTTCTCCGTCGACTGTCAGCGTTTCGCCAGGCGTATAATATTTGAGCATCCAAGCATCGCTGCCACTGAGAGACTTGTATATACCTGGCAGTTCTCCACCTTCATTCATCCAGGTCCTGGCAGGTATGGTGGAGTCATTGGTATTGACGCCTAATCTCATATATATAGGAACCGCACAAGGCACCAATGCGCCAGTATTAGGATCTACCGTGGGCCAATATCTGAAACCCTGGGTTCCCATATCAGTCTGATCATCTGAGCTTTCTCGCATGCGCCAGGCCGTGTTCAAAGGCGCCATGAGCCTGAACAAAGGGCTGCCATGTCCATCGCCGCTGATCCTTATATAGGAACTAGCATCGTTAGTGGTCCATTCAGGATACTGATAGGTCTGGCAGACTGGATTCGTGTTGTCAACCGAATTCACACGGCGGCAGAGGTAGGGCTGGGCACGTACCACATCGTCTCCGTCTTTGAGCCTCCACCAGGCCCACATCTTCTTAGCGGTATATGTCGGCCAACCTGAGGCGGTTGTGTGTCCACGCTGCCAAGGCCATAGTGGAGTATTAAATCCCACTATAGGCGGATTATCATCGTAGCTATTTTCCCAAGCATTGGTAGATCTTAGACCAAAATAAGTGATAGCATGATAAGGCTGTATGAGTATGAAATAGTTAGCCGTTACCGCTAACCACCAATCTGATCTTTCAACGTTGGCACTTTGACCCCATGGGTTAGGACCTGCTCCGGTTTCTGTGGGCCTTATGTTGTGCCATGGGCCCCTGGTGCCGTCATGGTATATTCCAGTAAGGTTTACCGAAGCGTAGCCTGTGCCGCCACCATTGCCCACGTCAACAGTGGGTACGTAACCTACCACGTTATCATACTGCTTGTCGGTGTGTGCACCATGTATGATGTCCATGTATGGATAGCTGGTCCAGGTACTGAAGACCTGAGGCATCACTGTGAATTTAAGATAAGGAAGCTGTGCTTTGCCCGAATCTCTCCAGAGATCTGCCCGATATAATCTGTTGTTAAAGTTAGCTTCAGTGTAACCCGTTTCGTCCAGGTTATGCCCTTTGATCGCGTTTTGTGCGTCAAATTTTGGTGACGTCTGCCAGCCACCGGCTTCGGCATTGCTTATTACTTGGGTTATCAAGTTGACGTTATCGTCAAACGTGTTCTGGGCGGTCATGGGCCTGACCACTGGGGTCGATTCCGCTGCGGCCGTTGCCACCGTAGTGATTATGCGCATGAAATTAAAACATCTTAGCTGGCTGTTAGCGGTACCTAGTGTTGGATTAAATTTGACAAACATTGTTTTACTCCGTGATTAATGAATAATTTGTTATAGGCACGACTCTATTGACTGATGCTGGACCTGCATATACTGTTCCAGGAACAAGGCTGTCAGATATGCGATTGATGCCGTATATCGAAAACATAGGATTGCCAGTTTCTCTGATCCGTCCTGTTATGGGATTTTCGATGACCGTTATGCTTTGATTTGAGCTGCGCATGCGTGTCGGCGTATCGTAGATCAAATCCACATCGACTATAGATCCATAGCTAGATGTGCTGAGTTTGTAGTAATATGGTATCTTGACGAATTCGGCCCTGAGATCTAGCATGCCCATCAGCATGCTGCTATTATACTGGTCGGTGACACCATTTTTTCCTAGATCAAACACACCATGGCAGATGCCAGCTGTGGGCCAATTGATAAAAAATGATTTGTCTGTGATGACGAAATCGATACCGGTCTTTTGATTATAGCTGTCGTATGTTGAAGTCTTGGCATTGAGATTCGACGTTTCTCTAAATACTGTGCAAGGATAGTTGATAATAGGTGTGCGCTGCAAGATATTTATGTAGTAATTACCGGTTTGTCCTGTGGTTCCATCTAACTGTGATACCAATCGTGTCTGCCTGACGGGCAGCACCAGACTCTGGTAAGGGAATGTTGGCTGTACACGATCTCCGATCAATAAATTATTAGACCTTCCATTGTTTATACCCCATAGCGTGGCATCAGGATTGCTAAAATTGGCAACATTCATGAGGTACTCATTGATGTTACCGATCGTGACTCCGTGTACGATGTTTTCTTTGGTCATGGCCTGGCTATTGACCAAAGTGCTGGAACCTGAATTCCAACCCTGGGCCAGTGCCATAGTGCGTAGCATGGGTTCGGTAGTATTAAATACCATCCTGAAATAATGCGTGGTTCCTGGATAATCGTTATGTACCTTGCTGTAAGTGTAAGTACCAGATCCGGAATTAGCCTGCACTGAGGTATATATATTTTCCGGGTACGTACCCGAAACGCTGGAATTTGCCTTATCACAACCGGAACTAAAATCATTCACTGACGAGATCTGTCCAGTTAATATCAGATCTATATCCGACATCAAGTTGGCTGCGGTAATACTGCCATTGGTTCTGTATCTAATCAACATATTCTTATCCTTCGGGTGTCGGTTGGGTCTCTTCTCCAGAGGATCCTTCAGACTGGGTTTCTTCTTCCGGAGGCGGTGGTGGTTCGTGATATTCAGGTGGCGTAAGGTCTGCGACAAACACGAATTTTATTTGCTCAGGAGGAAATTCGTTGTCAACATATACCAGCACGTCGTCTTTGATCCTGACTATCCTGCTGATAAAATTTTCTGTGCCTAACACAGATTTTATATCAGCAGTGATATCACTATCAGTGGTCATAGTGCCTACGTACTTATAGACATATCCTGAACGTTCTTCAAAAATCTTAGATAAAAAACTCGAATCCATCAATGTCTCCTTTAAGGGGTGTACCCTTCAAACTCTAGTTTTATATGCAGGCCAATGGTACTGACTGCGCCTGTGGCATCTAAAGTGATATAATCAGATGCCAACAAATTGATCGACGAGTTGACCACGGTCATGACCGAAGATCCTGATGCGATTTGTAACGTTAGCCCTGTGTCAACTCCGTTTTTGTTTAATCGAAAGGTGAAATTCCCACCTGTCACCGGCGACGAAACACTGGCATAGACTTTGGTGATCGTTATCGGTGTCGGAGGATAATATCGAGCTACACCAGTGACCGGAGGGACTACGTTTCCGGGCATAACGAGATTTATATAATTTTCCCGCCGGGGATTTTCTATCCCACCATATGGAAGAGTGTTCCATGCTGTCGCACCGTCGCCGAGCTTGTATGCACGGGTATCGGTTTCTACGCCCATTTCGGCTTGTGCTAACACAGGATTGGCGCTGGTCCACTCTGCCGCTGTTCCCCGTCGAAATTGTATTTGTATCGCCATATCTTTATTTATTATTAGTTAGTAACTGCACCGCCGTCAATTGCGGCGATTCCGCCATAGACGCTGCTGGGCGTTCCACCGTCATAATTGCCCGAAACACCACCTCCGCCACCACCTCCCTCGCCGCTGACAAAAGGATCGCCGTTGGCGAAAAAGTAAGAACTGGCATAAACGCTGTTTGCGGTTATTGCTGAGTTTGTGGCCAATAAATTTCCGTCCAAGGAAAGATTTCCGGATATATCTACAGTGGCAGTGGTCAATGCTGTGCTGGTTATGTTGCCAGCTGTCATTGTTGTTGACACCAAAAGATTTCCAGCGATGTTGGCTGATCCGGTCAGTGTTATCGAATTACTGTTGAAGTTTGATACCTGTATGGTATTACCGGTTATCACGTTTCCGGTGATGGATTGCACATTGGCTATAGATTCCACTGACAAAGTACCCACTATCGAAACTGTGCTGGCTGTGAGTGTGTTTCCTACCAGGCTTCCGACATTTACAATGTCACCATTGCCGATGTCTAGATTGTCGCCTACCGGAAGCTCCTGTATTTGCTCGGTATCGCTGTTGACTATGAGTGGTAAACGGTTTGCCATATTAAGTAGTATTTATCGGTATTTCACACATCTATACTGATCAAAGTGGTACCACTCCTGCCAACAACGGCTATCGTGGCACCGCTGGCCATGCGCACAGACATGGACCCCCCGGATCTTCGTCCCACTCTCAGCGACGCTGCGCTCAGCATGGGATCTCCATTGGCAAAAAAATATGACTCGGCTTTCACTTCGGTGGCTGTGAGATTACCGGTGATTGTATTGGCTGAATTTGCTGCTTCTGCGATGGCTTCGGCTGATACCTCGCCGAATTCGTCGGTTTCAACTGTTGATATTCCCCGTTGTCCAACTATGATGGCTTTGGTATTACCTGTGGTGGCTGTTGGAATCAGTGCAATAGTACCTTCTGTGGCATCAGATTTGATCTTGGCGCCGCCGAGATCAATGGTATTACCCGACAAAAACAAATCTCGCCATCGGTTATTGGTTGTTCCTAGATCGTAGACTTCATTGGCTGTAGGCACGAGATTGCTGCCGACACCAGTCTGCACCGATAGGGTGGTAAAATTACCGGTGCTGGGCGTGACGTTGCCGATGGCGATGTCATTGATGGCGCCGGTGGTGGAGAGCTGCCAGCCCTCACCGTTCCAGATCCAGGTCTTGCCGCCAAAGCTGTAGGTGTCATTGACTGAAGGGTTAGTGGGGAAGTCTAAGGGCATGGGTTATTTACTCGATCAATTAGTCAAAAATGTTGCCGCAGGCGGTGTAAAATTGGCTGTGTATCGTGCAACACCTTTTGTGATTCGCAGGTCGTCTATGAAGCCGTTAAAGGAGTTTGTAGGACTTGAATAGAAATCATCAAATGCAATTCTTGGCCGGCCTGCAATATTTAAGTAATTGTTACTATCCGTATATGTTGAACCAACCTGTGTACCATTAACAAATAATTTAGTTGATGTTCCACTTCTAGAAAGTGCAACATGATACCATATACCGGTAGTTATAGTGCTTAGTGGAGATGATATTCTTTCAGCAGCAGACACATATAAGTATATTTTTCCATTATTCTCTATTCCAAAATGAATATATGCGCCGTTAGTAGAAACAGGTCTAGCTCCGTATAAAATAATATATTGATTGGTAAATGCATTGACATAAATCCACATCTCAATTGTAAAATCACCAGTACCAAACGCATATGAGTCGGGGGTTTCTTTTACTTCTAAACCGTCCCCAGTGCCATCAAAATACATTGACCCTGTACCATACTTCTTGGTACCATTAATGATTCTTGCATTACCAACAGTCTCCAATACATTCTTACCAACACCATCGGCAATTGCAGCATTGGTACCATTCAGCAATAAAGTAGTACCAGCAACAGGCGATGGAGGTGCAGCAGGTGGTACGAAGGCTGAGGTGTAGAGTGCAGTACCCGTTAATACTCGCATTCCAGACATGTAACCAATAAAACTGTCCCCCGCAGATACAGCGTCGTTATAAGTTCCTACCCAGCACACTCTATTACCACTAGTATATGTGCTCGACCAAGTGCCTCTATTTTCACCATTTATGTATAAAGTAGTTGTACCGCTTAAATTAACTACTGCAAAATGATTCCACTGTTGAGGAATTATGCCGGTTGCATTTATTCTAGCTGATCCATTTACCCACCATGTAAGAGTGGTATTAGCACTAAAATATAAACTCTCTCTATTGGAACCGTCAACCTGAGAGGCAAAAATATGTTGTGGAGATGTTTGATTTGTAGAGTAAAACCAACCTGTAATTGTAAATGAAGTTCCTGACCAATTAAATGAAGATGATGTTGGAGTTTTTAAATAATCCCCTGTACCATCAAAGTAATATGACCCACCATGACTGGCTGGTGAATATTGAACCTTCTCAGTAATTGTCTCACCAAATGGATTGAATTTGGTTGGCCGTGCGTCACCATTTACTGTAATTGCAAATGCATTATTTGAATTATCAATTGCAGTAGATGATTGGCAAATGAGTAAGGATGTATTAGCAATATTGGTGAGAGGTGTGCTGGGTGGTG